GTGCCGCCAACTTTTAAAAGAATATCTACGTTGTAGTTAGCCACAGCGAAACACGTAGAGCCTTGCGCTCCAGTCTACCGCCCACCCATCGTTCGCGCCCCTCTGCCTGCCTTGGCGTTCTGGATCGCCTTCTCCTGCTGCTCGTTATGCAGCTCGAAGTAAGCAGCCCAGCCGACTAGCTCTTCTTGCGTCAAATCACGCGAAAGCTGAGCAACCGTCATGCCCAGCTCCTTTGCCAAGAAGAAAATAAAATACCAGTCGTTACTTGCTTTTGAGGTCTGCTTTCGCTTCCTCCACCTTATGTTCCGTCCCAGAGTTCAGCATGGCAAGCTGAATCTCTTGGAGGACAGAAGCAGCCACGGTCCTCTTGAGAGCAGCTACTTCGCCATCCTGGAACATGCGGCGACCATCTTCGTCTAAAGCTTTTTCGACCATCAGACCCAAAGCAAAGTCCTTGCTTTCCGTAGCGTCAAGCTTTGTCTGGATCGATTCGCGCTCTTCAATGCTAAGCGGGTGCCAAAACACCTCAAGCACCACCTCGTCGCCTTCTTTCACCTCGTACTTGTAAAGCTGGCTGACGCCAAATTTATTCCGAAGCAGTTCGGTGGCCCGCATAAATCAATGCCGTTTCGATCAATATACTACACGACTGCAGTAAATTGACAAGAAATAAGGCCAAGGAAGTGGAACTCGTCTTTCTGTTTGCCAACAGTCGGACCCGTAACATCCATAACTCTCGGAGAAACACTAAACGTATCCGTGTAGTTAGAGGCATTTACTGAAGTAAGTCCATCTATAACTGCTTCGCTAATGGCGGCCAAACTGACAGTGCCTGCCGACTTTGGAACGTAAACGCTGCATTGGATAACTCCTCGATAGTAATCAGAAGCAGCACCTTGGTTTTGCAAAGTTGAACGGTTAAAGTCAACGCTTATGACAACGTATTTTTCGTCCTGACCGGGCGTTGTGAAAAGAACGTTGTCATAAACCATTGAGACGTCTGAATCTGCTGCAGCGACTGCATCAGTTACAGCCTTTTCAAAAGCAGCTCGGGCGTTTACAAGAGTCATGACTTAACCACCAAGTTGTTGATAGCCGACAGGTGCGACTGAACGCTGGCCAGTCTGAGCAAAAATCCTACCGGTTCTTTTTTCCTTAAAAGCTTGATTTACTAAATCACGCATTTCACCTTGGACAAACTGAGGAATGCCTGATTTTGGAGACGAAAAAGCCGACATAGCATATCCAGCAGTATTACCTATATAAACAGTAGGTTGCTTTTTATAGTTAAACTCAGGGACTTTATGGCGCGGCCTAATCTCACCCTGGTTAGAGCCAGGCGGAAAGTTTGACCAAGGAGCAACTTTTTCATCTTTTGCCTGCACTCTTTGAGTAGACGCCTTCCAGCTAGATGCAAAAAACCCTGTATCTACTGGGCTTACGTCTTTGCCTATTTTGTTGGCAAACCCCTCAAGGGCTAAACCGATCAAAGCGTTAAAGTCTGCATTCAACGTTTTTTCAAGGTCAGTTGTAATCTGGCCAATACCGCGTTTTTTTGCCATTAGAACATCACCTCAATAATATAAAAATATTCTTGTCCGCCCTTGTAAGTGCGGATATTCATAATTTGCGAAACCCGGCTAGACCCTGCGTATGTCAAAGTTACCGTGTCCCCAAAATTAGGTTGGTTGTCTCCAATTAAATCAGGAGTGACGTACAACTTTGCTCTACGTTGCTCTTGACCTAGATCTTTTTCCGTAGACTCAATAAACTCAAGTGGAGCATTAAAAGAATAAGTCGTATCAGTTGTCGTCAAAGCACCCGTCGCAACGTTGTAGCTAGGCGAAGTTTTGCGAGTGTAAATAATCGCGTGGTCAAGCGCCTTGCCTAAATCAGCAACAACCGACTTAGCAACATTTTTGAAAACGGTGTCTAGCGCTCCAGCCATGTCAACCCCTTACGGTACGGACTTGGTAACTGCCACTCCCACCAAGGCAATAAGCGCCAAGGTAAGACTGGAGCCAAGGATAAACATCAAAGACATTATTGACCGTTCCCGTAGCCTGACTAGAAGTGTTGTACTTAACTTCCATCTCACCGAGCTTGACGGACTCGTATAACCCCGTATCGCCGGTAGTCCCTGTAATTGCGTCCGTGTCATTGGCTAAAGCATTTGCCAGCTCGAACGCTGCATACTTGATGTCGTTTGGGATGGCTGTGCAAACTAGCTCTACCCGGTCAACGTGATAATTATTGCGAGGCCAGCTCAAAGCTTGGTCTGCATCACAACGATCACCATAAAAATTCAACGTATCGATCCAGCGGGTGGCTGAGATCAATGCACGGTTTTTCTTGTCATCTTGCTTGTTGTCCCACTGCGTGCTGCTTGGAACGGTCTCAAAATATGCGTCGGCTTCAGCCAGGGTCACGTAGCTGTTGGCTGACGCGCTGCTGAGAGTAGCGTTGATCGTTGCAGCCACGGCTTACTTCCCTACCTTTTTCATTGCCATTTTATGCGCTTCCGTGAAGGTCTTACCAGCCTTCATCAGACGCCGCATTTCGGCCATGTGTTTTTTGGTGTGATGCTCTGCATGGCGTTCCATCGCAGCTTTTTGCCGGTCAGTTAGCTTTTTGGGAGTGCTATACGCCATGCCAAAAAAGAAGGTGGCCCCACCTAATGGTAGGGCCTTTGCTCTGATCAAGATCAGATGGTGGTGGTATCCAAGGGGCTATTGACGGTGAGCTGAACCATAGGGATCAGATCGATGTCGTAAGTAGCAGCCCACTTGTTAGCCGTTGCCAGGTTGGCATTGGTAGGGTTGTCACCTGCATCAGACCACTTCGTACCCATCACGTGATAGGTGGAGTGGTAGTCAACAGAGAGGACGTCCTGCTTCGAGAGCACGTTCCTGTCAGCTTCAATCCGAAGATCCTGTTGCACACCCTCAAGGATGGTGCCGGACTTCATCAGATAGCAGTAGAACTCACGCACATGGCCAGAAGTGCCAGGAGCAACGGTGTTAACCTGTGAGTCAACCACAACGCGCATACCAGCAAACTCACCAACTTCGCGAGCGCCAATGCCAACGCCTCCACCACCCCAGGTCACTGCGCCAGAAGCAGCAAGTGCAGAGGTTGAGAAGGTCAGCATTCCTACCTGATACAGGTAGTAAGCAACGGAGGGGTGGACAATCAGAGTGTCCAGCTCTTCGCCACGCTCACCCAGCTTGGAACGAGCTTCTGCAACAGTTGCAGCAGTCAGGAAGTTGGCTTCAGCTGCGCCAGTAGAAGCAGCCTTACCTTTATCCAGAGCGTTGGCAGACAGTGCAGTGCCAAACAAGCCAGCAAGCTGAGAGAACAGACGAGCGCTGTTCAGCTTGTTGATGGCATCAGCCAGTTGATTGCGGATGTGAAGCATTGGATCTTCACCAGCAGCCAGAACTGCAACGTCATCCACGGCATACGCGAAACCGCGATGGCAGATGGTTGCAATCTGGGTTCCGGTTCCGATCTTTTGAGGAGTCAGATAACCGCCCTCGCTGGTGCCCCAAGTTGCAGTACCGTTCAAAATCTCCTCAGTGGGAGACACGGGGTTGAACTCAGGGACTTGAATGCGAGTACCGCCTTGTCGTGAGTCGAGAAGAGCGTTACGAACAACAGCGCCAGACTTGATAAACAAGCTGCGCTCTTTGATGGCCTCAGACACGTAGGTGCTGAGATTATTCCTTTTTACGATGTCCGCAAGAAGGACACCGCCGGAATAATTCTGAAATGGAGCGGCCATTTCTTATTCGGGAGTAAGGTTTGCGGTTCACAAGTCACGGACTTGTAGGTGTCCCACGGGGACTACTTACCTGCCTCTCTCCTGAGCACGGCTGCAAGATCGGGGTCGGAAGCATCCAAGGCCATTTGCCTTGTTAAGTTAATACTACCTTCTAACCAAGGATTAGCGATGCCTGCAGCGCTAGCTGTTGATGTATTTGGCTTCGCACCCATCCCCGCTTGCGTGCTTGGCTTGAAGTGATGCTCGTAAGAAGAGCCAGGGTTTTTAAGCTTGGCAAGATAAACATTGATGTCTTGCTCAATGCCGCCGTCTAAAACCTTAACGGTGCCATCTTCAGACGCTTTAAGACGGCTTTGAATCAATTGCAGCATCTGGTCTGAATTGATCGCTCCGGCTTGGTTGATTGCTGAAAGTGCAGCATTTTGCATAGCTGCTGTTTCATTAGAAGCGCGAACATTTTGCAGCTCTTGCTCTAACTCAGCGATCCGCTTGTCTTTTTCAATGCCAGACTTGTTGGCTTCTTCCCAAAGAGGTTGCCACTGGCCTTGCTCTTCAAGGTTTTGACGACGCTGATCGTCTTGTTTTTTGTAGACATCATCAAGCTTGCCTTTGATGCCTTGGAACTTTTCTTCGGCTTCAGCAGCACGCTTTTGTAGCGCTTGAATTTGCTGCTCGTAGGCAGATACGTCAGCGCTAGCGGTAGTTTCAGTCTCAGCCACGGGCTGTTCAGAGGACGCCACGGGCGTCTCCTGGATGACTTTTTCTTCCATTACTAATCTTTAGTGGACTCGTCTACTTTACTAGACTTTGCTTTTTTGGTCGTTTTTTTGGGCTCAGGCATTGGGCACTCCTGACTTTTAGGAGGATTAAGCTCTTCAAAGCGCATTCCCATGGGAATAAAAGTCGTTACTGCTCTACTGTACCGCTTTGCGGCGTTTCTGCCGAATTAGGCAAAATCTCGCCCTGCACCAGCATGTCGCGGAACTCTTCGCGGTCGATAATCTTGTCCTCAAACAGCTGACCCATCGCAGCAATGTCCTGCCCAATCAGACGCTGCAGATCAAAATCACGGCTGATTTTGACTTTTGGCGCTTCAATATTTAAGTAAGTAGCGGCAAGGTCATACGCCTTTTGCAAACCAGATTCCAGATCCATCGAAACCATCGCCAGCATTGAATTGGTGTCAATACGGTCTAAACGTCGAGCGTCTGCCGACTCAGCTACGAATTTTTGTTGGCTGAGCGTACTAATGCCCAAGCTAGCCATCTGTTGCTGAAGCTCGTTAATCTCCGCTGATTGCGCTTCAAAAGCGCTAGATGCCGGTTCCACGTAATAGACCTTGTTTCCCGGCTGTGTTGCCATCGCATAATTCACACTGATCGCCATATCCTTAGTCTGATCGTCCCATCCCTCCAGAACAAGCATCGGCTGGCTGGCGATGTGCAGGCTATGGATCAAGTCAGCTTGGCGCTGGTAGTGAGCCAAGTTC